TCGGTAAACGTCTGCAAGAAAACTCAAAAATACAAAATGGGATGCGCCCAGTTATAAAAATTGCGCGTGCTTCTGGCAATGGTATTGGTAAGTCAGCGTTAATCTCAATCATAACCAATTGGGCTTTATCAACTTGCGGTGATGCTCGGGTAAATATAACTGCAGGTACGGGTTCTCAGTTATCTACAAAAACTTGGCCTGTGCTAGCAACTTGGTTTAGACGGTGCATAACCAGCAATTGGTTTGATATTCAAGCTACGTCAATACGATCAAAACAGAAAAGTCACGAGGATACTTGGAGAGCTGACGCTATTACGTGGTCAAAAGAAAAGCCCGAAGCTTTCGCCGGTATGCACAATCAGAAAAAGCTTTTGGTAATGATTATGGACGAAGCCAGCCAAATACCTGACATTATTTTTGAGACGGCAGAAGGTGCTTTTACCGACAAAGACACAGACATTATTTTCATTATAACTGGTAACCCTACTCGTAACACAGGTTATTTCCATTCGTGTTTTCATTCTCGCCGTAAATATTGGGATGCAAAACAGATTGATTCTCGCACCGTAAACATGACAAACAAGCAAGAACTAAAGCAACAAGCCGAGTTTTACGGAGAGGATAGCGATTGGTTTAGGGTCCACGTTCGCGGGGAATTCCCTTTATCGTCCACACTATCGTTTATACCGCTGTCATTGGTTGAAGAAGCACGCAAACGTTCATTGCGAGAGCGAGAGTTTGACTTTGCACCTGTAATTATAGGCGTTGACGGATCGTACCGCGGTGACGAATGCGTTATATTCATGCGTCAAGGGTTATATTCGCACATGCTGTGGTCTGGAAGAAACATTGAGGACGATGTATTTATTGCGAATAAAGTGGCGCGTTTTGAGGATGAATTAAACGCTGACGCGGTATTTATTGACATGGGTGGTGGCACTGGCATTGTAAGCGCCGGTAAAGCTATGGGCAGGACGTGGCGGCTTGTGTCATTCGCTGAGGCGGCTAGCAAAGAGGGAATATTAAATAAGCGTGCAGAAATGGCGTATGATTGCAAAGAGGCGCTTAGGCAGGGGATGGAAATACCCGACGATCCTATACTTTGCGAACAATTGGTAAACGTTGAAACCAAGGGTAGGCTTGACGGAAAGCTTCAACTTGAGTCCAAAGAAGAAATAAAGAGTCGAGGATTCGAATCACCTGGACGATCTGACGCGCTTTGGTTGACGTTCGCTTATCCGGTTAAAACCAAGGACGGGCGCATTAAAAAAGGCAGGGAAAAAGCAAAACAGGTATATGATCCTTTGGCATGTTAAATTTATCATTTACACGATTATAAATTAAGCGTATTATTTTGTTGACAATTAAGGAGGTGCTAAATGGCTTGGTGGGATATTAACTTACATACAAACGACACCGTTAGCAACATTTGGGATAAGTTTCAAGGTGGGTTAAAGCAATCCATCGCTAATCTATTTACACCTGGTATGTTTGCGCGTGCAATTGCAAATGATCCTACTGGCCAAGTTGATCAAAGTCCTACTGATTCTGAAACACCCGTTGTTGAACCCGAGCCTTCCGTTGATGCTGAGGGTTCAATTGGTTCTACTGGATCGGCAAACGTGCTTCTTCGTCGCCGCAAGCTACAAAATGCACTTAAGTACGGATTCGCATCCACGATTAAACATTACCAAGGAAATACTACAAAGCCAGTTGAATATGCTGAACCAAAATTATTGGTTGGAGCGTAAATGCGTAAACTTTCAGGTGATTCGGTTAAAAAAGTAACTCAAATGTTTGTCACTGCTTGGGATGAAGCCAATGAGTGGCGCTCTAAGTGGATGGACATTTCGCAATACCTTTGCCCTGAGCGCGGTATATTTGATTCAACGCCAAACAAAGCGTATGCCGTGGATCACCAAAAAATAATTGATTCAACCGGTGATGATGCTTTGCGTACTATGGCCGCTGGTTTCGCTTCTGGTATGAGCAATCCGTCAATGCCGTGGTTTAAGATTTTTTTGGCAGATAAAGAACTAATGGAGTACAAACCGGTTAAACTGTGGCTTGAAGATACTACCGAACGCATGTACTCGGTATTATCTCGTAGCAATTATTACGGATCGTGCGTACAGGTATACAAAGAAACAGGAGCATTTGGAACCGGAGCAATGTACATTGAAGAAGATTACGAAACTGTTATACGTTGCCGAACGTTTACCGTTGGTGAATATGCAATCGTTTTGGATTCAAAGAACCGTCTTGCCGGTTTTGCTACTAAACGGTATATGACTGCATCGCAATTGGTGGAGGAATATGGAAAAGAAAACGTAAGCCCGGAAGTTTTGCGTGTGTACGAAGATGGGCGTGAAATTTATATTTTAGTGTGTAACTTGATTAAGAAAAATGATTCGCGTATTCCTGGATTTAAAGACGCAAGGAATAAGTCGTTTATATCAATTCACTGGGAAGATGGAAAACTTGACCAAGGTGAATTGCGTGTAAGCGGATATGATGAATTTCCTACTATGTGTCCACGTTGGGAAACGCGCAATAGCTCGGCTACGTATGGAATAGGCCCGGGATGGAAGGCGCTAGGAGATATTAAGCAATTACAAAAGCAACATGTACAGAAGTTGTTGGCTGCGGATAAAGTAAATAACCCACCTACGCAAAGAGATGCCAACGTTGACGGAGAATCCAGCTTTTTACCTGGTGGCGAAACGTTTTATTCGGGTACTGTTCCAAACGGAGGCGTGCGTGCGGCTTATCAGATAAACCCTGATTTAAACTCTATGCGCTTGGATATACAAGAGACGCAAGGTAGAATTAAAAATCAGTTTTTTTACAATTTGTTTCTTATGTTCCAGGGAGAAACAGGAAGCGCCACTGCTACCGAGATAATGAAAAAGTTTCAGGAAAAGGTTCAAGTGCTTGGACCAGTGTATGAGTCTTTTACTGATGAGTTTCACGATTTGGCCCTTGCCCGTGTGTTTGCAATTATGTCGCGTACTGGCCAAATAGCAGAACCGCCAGAGGAATTGGAAAACAAGGAGTTCAAGTTTGAGTACACGTCGATTCTTGCCCAAGCGTTGAAGATGGAAGGATTGACGGGAGTTGAACAGTTTTCGGCTTTTGCGCTTGACTTTATTCAGGCATTCCCGGAAGCTGCTGACGTGATTAACGCCGATGAAGTTATCAAGGGCCACGGAGAAAAGATTGGTTTGCCGGTTAAGATGATTCGCGACGAAAACGAAACAATGGCTATTCGTCAGAAACGCTTACAGCAACAACAATACGCTCAACAACAAGAACAAATAAACCAAACCATTGCAGGGGCCAAGACGATGAGCGAGACACCAATGGGAAACACTACTGCCCTTGACGCTGTAGCAAGCGGAGATATGACTATTTCGGGCATAGGCGGGGCGCAATGACACGCGATCCGTTAGCGTATCAAGACCCGCAAGCTATTGTACGCTTGGATGAGTTTAAGGAATTGATACGCGATACCATTTCCGACCGAGTGATAGAGGATATCAAAGTTGTTTGTTCGACGTCACAAGGTAGGCGTTTAGTGTGGGAGTTGTTGGACTTTTGCGGAGTGTATGGATGCAGTTTTGTTCCTGGGATGTCAGGAATTACTGAGTTTAACGAAGGAAAACGTTCGGTTGGAGTGCGTTTGTTGAATCGAGTTAACGCAGCGGATAAGTCAATGATTCAAAAGATTTTACTTGAACACTGGTCGGAAGCGCAAAGCAACAAGGCGCAAAAATATAAAATACTAGGTGCTGAATAATGGCAAAGATAAACGGATTTCATCCAGGGCTTGTTGATTTGTCAAAAAACGAAGGTGTTAAATATGCCGCTTTAAACGTTATACTTAATGAAAACAATGCTATGCTTAAAGATATACCTGAAAAAACTTCACAAGATGAATCTTTTAAGCCTATCAAGTGCGAGTGTGGAGCGGTGCTGATGAAGTCAATGATACCTAACCCACCCGTCGAGATTAAGTGTCGTAAGTGTAAGCGAGTGGTTAAACTGTACGAAAAGGCAAGCTTGGGCATAACGATTAAGATTTAAAAATTTAAACGAGCTTCAAAGCGCCATTGAGCGCAGAAAGCCATAGTTGCTGGGGATTCCCGGTGATTATGGCTTTTTTATTTTAACGGAGGTTTTGCAATGAGTGGAGAAACTGAATTGCCTTTGCTGTCAACTGCGGTAGCTGAAGGTTCTGCTGGCGGTGGCTCTGACACCGAGAAAGTGGAAGCAACTACCGGGAGTGAAGCGGTAAAGGTCGATGAAGTTAAAGCGGCAGAAACACCAGCGGCGGAAGTAAAGCAAGTATCAAATGTTCCTGAAAAGTATGATTTCAAGTTACCGGAAGGCGAAAACATTAATCAGGAGCGTTTGACTGAGGTTTCAGACGTATTTAAGAAACTCGGACTTAACCAGGAACAAGCACAGACTTTAATGGACTATAACTTAAAGCTGTCAAAAACCAGTCAAGACGAGCAGATTAAAGCGTTTGAAGCTGTGCAAAAAGGATGGGCGGAAGAAAGCATTAAGGAACTCGGGGCCGAGGCCCCTAAGCGCATGGCCATTGCCGCTAAAGCGCGAGACACGTTTGGGAGTAAAGAACTTACCCAAATTTTAGTTGATAGCGGTTTGGAAAAGAACATTCACGTTATCAAGTTTTTCGAAGCGATTGGCAAGACGATTAGCGAGGATTCAATGGTTGAAGGTAAGGCTACAAACGGAGTTGATTTATCAAAGCTTTCTCCGCGTGAACGTCTGGAATATACAATTCAGAAAGCGCAAGACGAACACAATAAAAAATAAACGGAGGTAATTAAAATGGCTGTATTAGGACACTT